ATGAGTCTTGAATCTGGTATCGCCGATCTGACCAAGGCGGCGAGCGATCTTATCGCTACGTTCAATGGAAAAAACGCCGCTATCAATGCCGCGCTGGCGGCAGCGTTGCTAGCTGTTCCGATCAACAAGAAGACGTATTACGTGGACTACGTCGCGGGCTCAGACGCCAACGATGGCAAGATGGCTACGCCCTTCAAAACCATCGACAAGGCCATTGCGAGCACGCCTTATGGTGGTATCTGCACCGTGCTGCTCATCAGCGACTACGACATGACCGCCGATATCGCTGTTGAGGGTGTCGCACTGCAGCTGGCTTCGTCGACCTCGGGGACCAAGCGCAAGATCAACCCAAAAATCTACCAATACAACGGATCCAGCGAATCGCGGCTGGCGGCCTTCTCTTTGCAGACTGCGGCCTCTGCCGCTTTGAAAGACATGTCAATTGTCTTCCCGTCGGTTACGGGCCTGAGTTCGGCCCCGGCGGGGGGGCCGAACACCTTCTTCCGGGGTAGTCAGTCGGGGCAGGCCCCGCTGATCCAGATCAAGCTGCTGGATAGTGAGGTGGTGGACGTTCCAGGCGCGAATGCGGTTCTGGCGTACGCGCCGACTTCGGCAATGTTGCTGGAGGCCTACAACACCACCTTCCCGTCCGGCTTTGGTGGCCGCTACATCTTCGGCATGGCTGCGGGCTCGCAAGCCTCTTCCAACAACAACATTCTCACGAACCTGAATACTTTCTGAGGACCGTAGCTATGAAAACTAAAGACCTGAGCGTTACCTACGACGGTCGCTCCTATGTCGGGTTCGACTTCCAATCATTGCCGCTGGCAGTGGCGGTGGCGGTCGGCGCACAGCAAGTAGACCAAGCGGCCGATGCGGCGCGCGTTGCGATGCTCGGCGATAACTCTCGCTTCATTGAGTACAGCATTGCGACAGATGAAGCCCGTGCGTACGCCGATGCTGGCTATGAGGGCGACGTGCCCGCTTCCGTTACGGCATCGATGGCCTCGACTGAGCTGAGTGCTAAGGAAGCTGCTGACGAGATCCTGGCGGCGGCGCAGGCGTTCCACATCGCCATTACTGGCGTCCGCTCGATTCGCCTCAAAGCGAAGAAGGCAATCTCGGATGCCTACGATCACGACGGCGTCGAGGCCATTACAGATCAGGCGATCGCTCAAATTCAGGCATGCATCTCTGGGGTCGGAAATGCCGTTTGAATCTGTAGAGGCGTAGCCTACAGCCCTCTCCAATCGCATCCCAACGTCGCGCGCGGCAGCCTGTGCAGTGTCATCCCACCACTGCACAGGCACCTACCATGGCCGGCGAATACCACCACGGCGTGCGTGTCCTCGAAATCAACGAGGGCACCAGGCCGATCCGCACCGTTTCCACCGCCGTTGTCGGCGTCGTCTGCACCGCAGAAGATGCCGATGCAACGATGTTCCCCCTCAACACCCCAGTGCTGCTGACCAACGTCCAGAGCGCCATCGCGAAGGCCGGTACCAAGGGCACCCTGGCCGCGACTCTGCAAGCGATTGCGGACCAAACCAAGCCCCTCACCATCGTCGTCCGCGTTGCGACCGGCACGACCTCTGCCGAGACCACCAGCAACATCATTGGCGGCACCAATGCCTCGGGCAAGTACACCGGCATGAAGGCGCTGCTGGCCGCCCAGTCTCAACTGAAGGTCAAGCCACGGATTCTAGGCGTACCTGGTCTGGATACCCTGCCGGTGGCCACCGCCCTAGTCTCGATCGCTCAACAGCTCCGCGGCTTTGCCTACCTCAGCGCCAACGGGTGCAAGACCAAGGAAGAAGCCACTGCCTATCGCGAGAACTTCGGCGCCCGCGAGGCCATGGTGATCTGGCCAGACTTCCTGCAGTGGAGCACCACTACCAACACCACCGTCACCGCACCGGCCGTGGCCCGCGCCCTAGGCCTACGTGCGAAGCTGGACCAGGAGGTCGGCTGGCACAAGACCCTGTCCAACATCCCGGTCGATGGCGTGACCGGCATCAGTGCCGACGTTTTCTGGGACCTGCAGAACCCCGCCACCGATGCGAACTACCTCAACGGCAACGAGGTGACCACCCTCATCAACGAGAGCGGTTTCCGCTTCTGGGGTAGCCGCACCTGCACTGACGACCCGCTGTTCGCCTTCGAAAACTACACCCGCACGGCCCAGGTCCTGGCTGACAGCATCGCCGACGCCCACCTGTGGGCGATGGACAAACCCATGCACAGCTCCCTGGTGCGGGACATCCTGGAAGGCATCAACGCCAAGTTCCGCGAGCTGGTCGCCGGCGGCTACATCCTGGGTGGCAGCGCCTGGTACGACGAGGAGGCGAACAGCGCCACCACACTCAAGGAAGGCAAGCTGTTCATCGATTACGACTACACGCCTGTGCCGCCGTTGGAAGACCTGACGTTGCGCCAGCGCATCACTGACCGCTACCTGGCGAACTTCGCCAGCAGCATCAATAGCTGACGGAGACCGCTGCTATGGCATTGCCTCGCAAGCTCAAGAACATGAACCTCTTCAACGACGGCAACAGCTACCTGGGCGTATGCAAGTCCGTCACCCTGCCCACCCTGGCCCGGAAAATGGAGGCCTACCGCGGCGGGGGCATGAACGGTACCGCCAAGGCTGATCTGGGCCTGTCCGACGACGGCATGCAACTGGAGTGGAAGCTTGGTGGCTTCGATCTCATTGCGATGCGCCAGTTTGGCGCCGTCAAAGCTGACGGCGTGCTGCTGCGCTTCACCGGGACCTACCAGCAGGACGATACCGGCGAGTACGCCAATGTCGAAGTGGTTGTCCGTGGGCGTCACGAAACCATCGATATGGGCGAAGCCACGCCCGGAGAGGACACCGAGCACTCGATCACCTCTCCCCTCACCTACTACAAGCTCACTGTCAACGGGGAAGTCATCGTCGAGATCGACATCCTCAACTTCATCGAAATCGTCAATGGCGTCGACCTGCTCGCTGAGCAACGCCGCGCCCTCGGCATCTGAACCTGGTAACCGGAGTCATCATGGAAAAAGTCAACGAAGCAACCATCGAAGTCGAAGCCAAGGCCGCTGCCCTGGGCGAAAACACCGTCGAACTGGACACGCCGGTCAAGCGCGGCAACACCGTCATCGAGACCGTGACCCTGCGCAAGCCAAGTTCCGGCGAGCTGCGTGGCCTGCACCTGGCCGAGCTGCTGAACTGGGATGTGGCCAGCCTCATCAAGCTGCTGCCACGGATCTGCGAGCTGAACGCGCAGGAAGTGGCCCAGCTGGACCCTGCTGACCTGGTTGCCCTGGGCGGCAAGGTCACCGGTTTTTTGCTGCAGAAGCAGACGAAGAAGGACGCATCCCTGGTTGCGTAGAAGACGCCATGGCCGACCTGGCCGTGGTTTTCCACTGGACGCCAGCCGACATGGACCGGCTGACCGTCCGAGATTTGATGGATTGGCGCGAGCGAGCGCGGGTTAGGAGCAGCAACGATGGCAAATGATCTACGGCTGAGACTGCTACTGGACACCGTGGACAAAGCCACCGCTCCGCTGCGACAGATCAACAAGGGCGGACAGGAGACCGCCCGCGCGCTCAAAGCGACCCGCGATCGCCTGAAAGAGCTGAATGCTCAGCAGAAGGACGTCGGAGCCTGGCGTCAGCAGAACGCCCAGGCACGCCAGACGGCTCAGGCCTTGGATGCCGCCCGGGCCAAGGTGAAGGAAATGGGCCGGGCGATGTCAGCAGTGAACGCCCCGACCAAGCAGATGACGGCCGAGTTTCAGGCGGCCATCCGCGCCACCAACGAGCTGAAACAGCAGCAGAAGGCCGAGCAGGAGACATTGCGAGGTCTCCAGCGGCGGCTTGGTGAAGTCGGGATTGATACCCGAAAGCTGAACAAGCACAACGCCGCACTTCGCCAACAAATGGCCCAAACCAACACCACCATTGAGCAGCAGGAAGCGCAGCTCAAGCGGCTGGCGGCTGCCCAGCGGAAAGCTGCAGAGGCCAAAGAGCGGCTTGAGAAAGCCCAGGGACGCGCCGGCAAGATGGCAGGTGCCGGTGCAGCCGGGATCGCCGCGGGCGTGGGCGCCGGCATGGCTGGTGCCGCTCTGCTCGCGCCTCAGCTTGAGGTTAGGCAACAAGGTTCGATGATCGCCGCACAAAACGGCGAGACCGGTGGTCGTGCCAATGAATACGCCGCGATGGTGAGGGACATTCGCACCGATGGCGTAAGCACTGACATTGCAGAGATTGCAACCGCTGTGGGTGCTGCCAAAAGCACACTGGCAGCCCTGGGCCCGGTTGCCGACAAAGAGCTGGAATCCGCAGCCCGGAAAGCTCTAGACCTGTCCAAAGTGATGGGTATTGATGTAACTGAAGCAATGCAGACCGTTGGGATCATGATGCAAAACGGGCTGGCCAAGGATGGCAATGAGGCGTTCGACCTGTTAACCGCTGGTTTGCAAAAAATTCCACAACAGATGCGTGGCGAAATTCCCGAAATTCTGCACGAATATTCCACACACTTCCGGAGCATGGGGTATAGCGGCAGCGAAACCATGGGTCTGCTAGTTGATATGGCGAAGCAGGGTAAATTCGCACTGGATAAGACTGGTGATGCGATCAAGGAGTTCTCGATCCGAGGGTCAGATCTGTCCAAGGCAAGCAGGGAGGCCTACGCTTCTATTGGTCTCAACGCGGAGAAGATGTCATCCGCGATCGCTAAAGGAGGGCCCGCTGCTCGGGAAGCCATCCTCACGACGGCGAAAGCGCTCAAGGGCATCAAGAACCCAGCAGAGCGCGCCAATACTGCCATTGCATTGTTTGGCACACCGATTGAGGACTTGGCCGTCGATCAGATCCCCGCCTTCCTGGAGAAGCTGAACGGCGGAAGCAATAGCATGGGCGAGTTTGCAGGCGCCGCCGGAGAGATGGGGAGGTCCTTACGCGACAACCTGTCCGGGGATCTCGACAAGCTTACAGGCGCCTGGGGGGCATTGATCGGCTCACTTATGGACGGCCAAAACGGTCCGATGCGCGATCTCGTCCAGACCATCACCGGCATAGTGAGCGTGGCACGCGCATGGATCGAGGCGAACCCAGAACTGGCCGCCGGCTTGGCCAAAGGCGCTGCGGCCGTGGCCGTTCTGGTCACTGGGATGGGTACGCTTACCGTAGCCATGGCGAGCCTTCTCGGTCCGTTTGCGCTGGCCCGATACGGCATGGCCATGTTCGCCATAAAGGGCGGCGCCATGCTGCCTGTGATTGGTAAGCTGGTTGGCGTACTGTCTGGAGCGCTACTGACCGCCATCCGGGGCGTATCCATCGCCCTGTGGGGGCTGGCCACCAACCCTGCGACCCTGGCGATCGCAGCTGCTGTAGCCGCGATTGCCGGCGCCGGTTACTTGCTCTACCAGAACTGGGATCAGGTGAAGGCCTACTTCTCGACTGCCTGGACCGAGATCAAAGCCGGCTTCAGCGGTGGAGTTGCCGGGATTCTCACAGTCCTGGCCAATTTCAGTCCGATCGGACTGATCTACCAGGCCTTCGCCGGGGTGCTCAGTTATCTGGGCATCGACCTACCGTCACGCTTCACCGAGTTCGGCGGCATGATCGTCAACGGCCTGGTCAACGGACTGACGGCAGGGCTGGGCGCGGTGAAGGATGCGGTTTCCAGCATCGGTAGCTCGGCCATTGGCTGGTTCAAGGAAAAGCTCGGGATACACAGCCCTTCCCGGGTATTTGCTGAACTGGGTGGCTTCACCACCGAGGGGCTCGCCCAAGGCCTTAGCAACGGTGCCCAGCAACCTCTCGACGCGGTCGCGAAGATGGGGCAGCAACTGAGTAAGGCGGGCTCGTTTGAGCTGAAGGCTGCGGCGCTCAACCTGGACAGCGTCAATCCAGCCGCGCAGGAGTTCCCCCGTGTTCAGCCCGCGCTGGCAGGCGACGGTCTGCCGAACCACTTCGCTGCGTTGCCAAAGGGGCTAAGCGCTGGCACCGACTCACTCCACGAAGCGCTCAAGAGCATCAAGGTGGCGCAAGCCCCGGCGACTGAAGCCCGGGCGGAAGTGCCGCGCCCTTCCGTGCCCTTGCCGCTATCGATCGAAGTTCCAAGTGTTATACCTGGAGGGGGCGCTCCAGCATCTCCGATGGATACAGGTCCGCTGATTGCAGCGCTGACGGGTATGAGCCGCAGCCTTGCCAGGGAGGGGGATGGAAAACAACTGCTGCGGCCGCCAGTCTCACACCCACTGGTGATGGCAGCCTCGCCGACTGCTCCAGGTGAGCCTGTTGGTGTCCCGGCGCCCGCGCCGAATGAGTTGATCGCAGCTCTAAACGGCATCAATCGCGTCCTGGCCACGGGTAACCAGAACACACCAGCGGTGTCGAAACCTCCCGTGGTTCAGCCCCTCGCTGTGGGAGCGTCACCGATCGAGCCTGGCACCAGTGGCCCAGCTCTGGAGACCGAACCGAGCTGGGTGATCGCCGCACTCACCACGATAGGACGCACGCTCGTTCGAGGTTTGGACACTGCCAGGCCAGAAGCACCGCATCAGTTGGTGACCGAGCAACACACAGGCGGTGGCTCACAAGACACGCCCAAAGCCATTGTGTACAAGGCGCCTGCAATCGCCGACTCCCAGGACACCGGCCTGACCGCTCTGAGCCGTATGTTGAACAAAACGCGCGGCATCGAGGCCAAGCCGGTAGCCCAGCAAACACCGGTGGCGCAGGTACAGGCTGCAAGCGAGGCTGGGGATGCCAAAAATGCAGGCTTAAGATTTGCTGATGGCCTGCGGGCGCTGACCGACGCTCTTACGCCGCGAAATCTGTGGCCGGCCCCGAGCCGGGAGGCACCGCTACTGCCGGCCCCTCAACCAACCAGTGCGGTGCAGCCGTCCAATCCCGACCCGATGCCGGGACTATCGACCAACCTTGCCCTGGGCCTGACAGTTGGTACCAAGTCACTGGTCGGCGCCTTGACCGCCGTTACGTTGCAACTGGCTCACGCCGGCGGCGTTGATGCGCGCCCAGTGATACCGCAAATCCCGCCGGTGCAGGCTGCGAGTGCTGATCCGCACTCAATCGTCCCGGTTACGGTGACCGTGGATCGCCGGCCGCCGATCGCGGCGGCGCCGCCAGTCACCTACGACAGCCACGACACGTACCACATCTCGATTCCCACCAGTCCTGGGATGGACGCTCAGGCCATTGCTCGTGCGGTCAGCGCCGAGCTGGACCGACGGGATAGAGCGAAATCCGCACGTCAGCGCAGCAGCCTGACCGACCTGGAGTAAAACCACATGATGCTTGCCCTGGGCATGTTCATTTTTAGCCTGCCCACACTTGCGTATCAGCAGCTGCAGCGCCAAACCGACTGGCGCCATGCCGCCAATTCGCGCATCGGCGCACAGCCTGCGCGGCAGTATCTCGGCCGCGGGGAAGACGACATCACGCTCCCGGGCGTGCTGCTGCCCGAGCTGGCCGGCTCGATGATGAGCCTCGACGAAATCCGGGCCATGGCGAACACCGGCAAAGCCTGGGCACTGGTGGAAGGCACCGGCAGGGTCTACGGACTGTTCATTATCGAGAGCCTCAGCGAGACACGATCCGTTTTCTTCCAAGATGGTACCGCACGCCGCATCGAGTTCAGCCTGACGCTGAAGCGAGTCGATGACGGCCGTGTCGACCTGATGGGGGCTGTCGTTGCAACGTCCTCCAACATATTGAGGGCGCTGCTGTGACCGGAGCTGACCAACTGACAGGCTATCTCACCGATGCGGTGCAAGGGCTGCAGCGTGACAGCGCCTACGGCGTGCCTGCCTTCCGTTTGACAGTTGATGGCAAGGACATCGCCAAGGTCATCAGTCCTCGGTTGATGTCACTTGAGCTCACCGACAATCGTGGCCTGGAGGCTGATCAGCTGAGCATCACCCTGAGCGACCACGATGGCCTGCTGGACATCCCCCCGAAGGGCGCCGTGGTGAAGCTGTGGCTGGGCTGGAGCGACACAGGGCTTGTCGATAAAGGCTCCTACACCGTCGACGAAACCGAGCATAGTGGTGCACCCGACATCCTCAGCATCCGTGCCCGATCCGCCGATCTGCGTGGGTCGCTGAAAACCAAACGTGAGCGCAGTTGGAGCGAAGTCACTCTGGGCGCCGTCCTCACCGAAATTGCCAGCGCATACGGGCTCACCCCGAAAATTGCGCCAGATGTCGCAGCACGCGCGGTAAAACACCTCGACCAGGCCAATGAGTCGGATGCCAACATGCTCACGCGCCTGGGCGAGCTGCACGACGCGGTTATCAGTGTGAAGGCCGGCTGCCTCATCTGCCTGCAGGCCGGCGGTGGAAAGACTGCCAGTGGCGCCGCTTTGCCACACATCACGCTGACTAGGGCCGATGGTGATGGCCATCGCTTCCTGCAGGCCGATCGGGATAGCTACGACTCAGTGAAGGCCTATTACTACGACGTCGGCAGCACCAAAAAGCAGGAGGCGATTGCCGGCGGCGGTGAGAAGGTCAAAGAACTGCGCCACACCTTCAGTGATCGAGACTCAGCCCTACGAGCAGCACGCTCCGAACTCAACCGCCTGCAGCGGGGAAGCGCCACGCTCAGTTACAACCTGGCCAAAGGGCGTGCTGACCTGATACCAGAGCTGACCTATAGCCTGCGGGGGGTCAAGACCGAGATCGATGGCATCGTCTGGTACGGGGGCAATGTCCGCCACAGCCTAACGGCAGATAACGGCTACACCACCAGCCTGGAGCTGGAGAGCAAATTGCCGGAAGACTCCGTTGATGGGCTGTACGAAGAGGAAAAAGGCGGGACGTACACGGGAGTGGTGGCGTTCTATCGCGACAAGACCACCCGTGAAGAGGCCTCAGTGACAGCTGGCGATGCGACCAGGCCGAAGCGAATCAAGCGTGTCTTTGATAATAAGGAGGCTGCTCAGAAAGCAGCTGACCGGGAGTGGAAAAAAATGAAGCAAATGCATACATAAGAAAAAAGAAGCCCGGCCGAAATGCCGGGCTTCTTCTACTGCCCCGTTACTCAGCCGACTGCGAAAGCACCTCCAACATCCTCATCAAGTCTTCTTTTCCCTGCTCGTCCAGGTCGCGCAGAAGTTCGATAAAGAGGCGTTCCAACTGGGTAAGGCTTTCCATCATAGGTACTCCATTTCCATAAGACATATGCAGCATCGAAGATGCTGCACACAACCAATTGGAAATTTGGAAACCCCAAATCACTACGGGTTAGATCGGGGCAGCCATAAACCAGTGCCCCATTATCTCAGTTGACTTCACACTCAGCTGAACCCCTCCATAGGTTTGCTTTTCTCCATCCATGAGAGCCGGAAGCTTTTTGAAAACTTCGCGATGATCGGCCTCTGTTGCGGCTGCGGCGAGAGCTGCGCAAGCGATGAACATGACTTCTATGCCAGAAGCTGGCGTACCGTTCCCTGCACCCACCAAGGTGACATCAACCAATTCACCTGTGTCCTTTGACACTGCAGCAATTAGCGAAGCGTAGGGACCCAGACTGGCTTTGAGGACATCTTGAACTTCGCCAATGGTAATATCTGCTGGATCAACTCGATATGGTTTTTCGTATTTCTCAAGCAGTGAATTAATGCGTACTGCATAATCAGAAGGCGTCATCCCCAAGGTTTTAACTTCATTCTTGATAGGTGCGGCTCTTTGTTCCTCTACAACTGCTGCAGTTGTTGATTCAGGGGCTTTACTTTCGACAAGCCCCATAGATACAGCAATACCAACCGCAACCACGACCATAAAACAGCAAGCGAAACTTCCGGCCACTTGCCTTGTTAACCAGCCGCTGCCGCGCTTCTTCATACGACCCGCAAGCCACCACCAAGTACCCGCCCCTACGCCAAGGCACAAGACCCCAATCAAGCCATCCATACATCGTCCTCGACAAAATACCGGCCCCCATGGCCGGCAACTGCATTCCATTCAGCCGATAGCTCTCAGCTGCTTTCTACTTCCAAGAATTTGCTTTCGCGAAAGCATGAGCGGTGCGATTCAGCACTGCCTTGTCACCGTCTGCAATACCCCGAAGTAGAGCCACAAATTCTGCTTCATCAGCACTGAGGCTTTCGGTCGCCTGCGGCGATGGGACCCCTGTCAACACGAAAAGAACATCGACGCCCGCGCCGGCAGCATGGTTAAGCAGGGCGGCGCCGGCTTCCCGCGTACCTGCTTCATAGCTTGCCAGCGTCCGCTTGGACACCCCCACGAGCGCGGCCATCTGGTCCTGAGTTAGGTCGAGCCGCTTGCGCTCGGCTTGGAGGCGCGCACCTATTTCTTCAAGAAGATGCACAAACGTTCCTTTTCTATATTTACAAATGAACAAATGTGCATCATCCTTCGCGTACCACTACACGAAATTGCACGATTGCCACTATGCACGCCAGCCCTGTAACCGAGCAAGCATGCGAGAGAGCCCGACAACGCTTAGAAAAGCAGGGTATCTCCGTAAAAGAGTTCGCCATCAAGCATGGGCTTCACCCCAGCACCGTCTATGCCGTCCTACTCGGACAAAAGAAGTGTCTTCGGGGTGAAGCGCACCGAGCGGCTGTATTGCTCGGGATCAAGCGGATGCCTAAACCCAAGCGCAGCGAAAGCAAAAACTAGCCAACCTGGCCCAAGGAAGAAACCAGAACATGAAATCCCCCGTTCTAGAGACCCTGCGCCAGGTAGTGAGCGCCGTTGTTTGCGCTTACCCAGGCGGTCGCGAATGCGCCTCCCAACGCCTTGGTCTCCAGCTCAAGCAATTCGACAACCGCGTGTACGAGAACGCCGGTAGCCGCCCGCTGAGCTATGACCAGATTCACCAGTTGGAGCAGGACACCAACACCACTCACCTGCCGGAATTCGTTGCCAGGCTGTATGGCGGCATGTTCGTACCCCTGACCAGACCGGAAGATCTGGACAACGTCGAGCTGTATCAGCGTTCTCTCAAAACCGACGCGAAGCTTGGACACATCGATCAGCTAATTGCGGCGTCGATCGAGGATGGCGTCATCGAGCCTCACGAAGCGATGGCCATCATCCAGGCGCTCACCTGCTACATGGCGGCACGCACTGCAGAGGTGGCAGCGACCATCCAGCTGTACGGCAAGCCGAAGAAGCGGGGGCGCAACAAATGAGCAGCGCCTACAAACTCGTCTGCCCCCACTGCACCAGCAAGATGCGCATCCGCACCAGCGAAGGCACCCACATTTTCCTGCGCATCGCCTATCTGCAGTGCGTGAACGAGGCGTGCGGTTGGTCCGTGCGAGCTGAGTTCGAAATGACCCACGAAATGAGCCCCAGCGGCATGCCGAACCCATCAGTTCGACTGCCTGTTGCGCCGGTGGCAATTCGTCGTCAGGCCATGAAATCCGCTTCACAGGACAACCAACCCGACCTGCTCGACCAGCTGGACATGGAGGAAGCAACCGCATGAACGCCATCGCCCTGATCACCGACCACGAAACCGACTACCGGGACGCTATGCAGCGCGCGGCAGTGGCTTACCTGTTCCGCCGTGAAGGCCTGCACCTTTCTGGTGATAACCAGGTGCTGGAGAGCTGCCGCGTATATCTGGGCCAGTCGTTGGAGGTCCCACCTCACCTGATACAGCGCATTGCCGAACTTGCCGTTGCTGAGTTCGAGAGCAAGACCACCAAGCGCCTGCAGATGATTGGCGTCTCCCCATCCAGCGGGATCTACCGCCCTCAACTCATCTTGTTGGACACCATCACCCAGCACCGCTACCAGGTGCCGGCACGCTACCTGCCGCGCCGCATGCTTCAACGCGATATCTGATTTAACCCCGAACAACCCCTTCCCGGTGCCCCGTTCTGCGTGGGTAAGGGGAAACTGCATTCCACTGGTGGCAGAAATGAGCAAGATCAACCTTCAAATCGAGCTGGACGAGCAGCAGGCGAAGCACTACCTGCAATGGCTCGACAGCCAGTACACCCTGACGATGGCTGAAGTTTGGTACTCCGACCGGTACCGCAACGTGCCTGCAGGGGAGCGCGGCCCGAAGGTGCTCGCTGACGTACCTCACTTGCAGGGCATTTGCCGTACTCGCAAGGCGCTTGAACGAAAGCTGGGCTCGGCCGTGGAGCGTTCGCGGTGATTCGACAGCCCATGGAAGTCCAGCTGCGCGCAGACGTATTGCAGCGCCTGGAAAGCGACTTCGGCCTGCAGCACATGGCGGGCACCGATTACATGCGCAAGGGCACCTGCCCGCAGTGCAGCCAGAAACGCCTGTTCTCCCGGCACGATAACCCCTGGTTCATCCGCTGTGGTCGTGAGGAAAAGTGCCGTTACATGGCACCCGTTAAAGAGATCTACCCGGATCTGTTCGACGACTGGAGCAAGCGCGCCCCTGCCACCGACAAAGAGCCGGCGGCGAGCGCCATCGCCTACCTCACATTTGCCCGTGGCTTCGACCTCAACCTGGTCAAGGGCTGGTATACCCAGGAGAACTACTTCGACCGCGATCTGGGGATTGGCTCTGCAACAGTACGCTTCCCGCTCGAGCACGGTGGGTATTGGGAGCGCCTGATCGATCAGCCGGCACGGTTCGGCAAAAAGAAGGCGCGCTTCCAGCCAGGCAAGAGCTACAAAGGCCACTGGTGGTGCCCGCCCGGCGTCGACCTGCAGGAGGTGAAAGAGCTGTGGATCGTCGAGGGGATCTTCGACGCCATCGCTCTGCTGCATAACGGCATCGCTGCCGTGGCTGCGCTGTCATCCAACGCCTACCCAGAGGAGTCCCTCAAGGCCCTGATTGCCACATGCGAGGGCAAGACGCCGAAGCTCATCTGGGCGCTCGACAACGAACCAGGTGCACACAAGTACACCAAGGTGTGGGTCAAGCAGGCCAGGGCGCTCGGTTTCACCTGCGAAGCGGCCCAGATCCCACAACCGGACGCCCGCAAGGTCGACTGGAACGATCTGCATCAGCGCTGGGCGTTCCTGGACGACGACGAAGCCCGGGCAGACCGCATCAAGCACGACCTGGATGAGGCCAAGCACCACGGTGCGCTGCTGATCGCAGAGAGCGCGGTGGAAAAGGCACTGCTGCTGTACCAGTGGCGCGAGCGCGAGGAATTCCACTTTGGCTTCGACTCCCGCCTCTACTGGTGGCGCCTCGACATTTCCAAGTTCAACAGCGCCATGCAGGCACTGGACTCCAGCGAGAGCCAGGAAGACCAGCAACTCAACGACAAAGCGCGTCGGGCCAAGGCGCTGCGCATGTCTGGCTGCGTGGTCGAGATCGCGAACTGCTACCCGAAGGCCTTGTACTACCAGCGGAACGAGATCACCGACGAGTCCTGGTACTTCTTTCGCGTCGACTTCCCGCACGACGGCGCGGCCGTGAAGAACACCTTCACCGGCAGCCAGGTGGCCACCGCAAGCGAATTCAAAAAAAGACTTCTCGGCATGGGTGCCGGAGCCGTGTTCACCGGTAGTGGACAGCAATTGGACAAGATCATGAAAGACCAGCTTTTCGGCATCAAAACCGTCCAGACCATCGATTACATCGGCTACAGCCGCGAATATGGCTGCTACGTGTTCAACGAAGTGGCTGTGCGTGATGGCCAGATCGTGGGCGTAAACGAAGAAGAATTCTTCGAAATGGGCAAGCTCAAGCTCAAGAGCTTGCAGAAGGGCGTGAAGATGGCGCTGCAGCGAGACGATAAGCGCTATAGCCCGGAATGGCTGGACCTGCTGTGGACCTGCTTCGGCGCCCAGGGCATCGTCGCGCTCAATTTCTGGTTCGGCTCACTGTTCGCCGAGCAGATCCGCCACCGGTACCAGTCCTTCCCCTTCCTGGAGGCCACCGGCGAGGCCGGTGCCGGCAAGACCACCTTGCTGACCCTGCTGTGGAAGCTGTTCGGCCGCGAAGGCTACGAAGGCTTCGACCCTGCCAAGTCAACCAAGGCAGGCCGCAGCCGCTTGATGGGGCAGGTATCCGGCATGCCGGTGGTTCTGCTCGAATCCGATCGCAGCGGCGATGACAAGAGCCACGCCAAGACCTTCGAGTGGGACGAACTGAAGGACTACTTCGGCGGCGGCACGCTGGCGACCAAAGGCGTCAAGACGGCCGGCAATGAAACCTATGAGCCGCCCTTCCGCGGCACCATCGCGATCAGCCAGAACGCCCCAGTTGTGGCGTCCGAAGCGATCATGACCCGTATCGTGAAGCTGCACTTCGTTCGCCCCCAGGTGACAGTTGAAAGCCGTGCCGCGGCCGATCGGCTGAACGGACTGGACGGCGCGCTGCTGAGCAACTTCCTGCTGCGGGCAATCCGGAAAGAGGCAGAGGTCCTGGAGCTGTTCGCAGATCGCCTGCCGGTCTATGAGGCCAAGCTGCGTGCGCTGCATTCGCACTGCTTCGCCTGCGGTACGCAGTTCCAGGGCGAGGAAAACCACTGTAACCACTGCGGCAACAAGCTCAGCGGTTACATCCGCGTAGAGCGGATCATCTACAACCACGCGCAAATGATGGCCCTGCTCGACTGCCTGCGCCTGGTGCTGCCTCTCAGCGATGACCAGATGAGCCACACCCGCGCCCAACTCGTACGGATGGCGATCGAGCGCCAGGCCTCGATCAGCTCTGACCACCCTGTAGTTGCCGAATTCTGGGAGGTTTACGAGTACCTGCAAGGCTTGGACGCTGACGGCCCTGTGGTCAACCACAGCAAGAAAGATCACCTCATCGCCATCAACCTCAATGACTTCGTCAAGTGCGCGGTCGAGCACCGGCAGAAGCTGGCCGACATCAACGAGCTGCGCGACCGGCTCAAAGATTCCCGCTCCCACAAGCTCATCGAGGTCAACAAGGCCGTCGACAGCGCCGTACGTGCCCACCAGGCCAAGAGCAGCAACTACACCGTCACCAAACAACCCATCGTCAAGTGCTGGATGTTCCAGGCCTGAGCAAGGAATCGTTATGCAAATTCGTGTGCTGATAGGAAACGCCAGCTCTTGCGGCCGCAGCCAGCTGCAGCAGGAGCAAGACCGGCTGGTGCAGGCCGGCCACAACTACCCCGTCATCAACGCCGGCGCATATGCCGAGGACGGCTTGCTGACGATCCTGGAAGTCCGGGTGAACGGTGGCCAGCACGAGATCCTGGTTGATGACTGCACCAGGGCTCAGATCCACAACGTGCTGGCATGGCAGTCCGCGGTAGAGGACGACGCCCAGTTCGACGACCTGGTCGTACACCTGGCCCGCCGGAACTGATTTGAAAACGAAGTGGTGCCAAGGAGTTGCAGCTCCCGGGCACCAGCCAATCCCAAGGAGAACCACATGCAAGTAGAAACCCCAGAAGTCGGCGCCGAGCAGGCTACCACACCGCGGTACGACACCATCGTCATACGTGGCGCCCATGGCACAACGATCCCGCGAGAGTTCGACGGTGGCGAGGTTGTTGCCTGGAGTCGGGGTCACGAGCTGGCGGCCATGGCGGCTCTGGAAGAGTTCGTCGAGGATCTGGCAGCCGGCAATTGCCACCAACCCCCGCACCTGACCCAAGGTGCTGGTAGTGCACTCAACCTCATGCATCGGCGCCGGGCCATTGGGTGGGCAGCAGATGAACCAGTAGAGCATCCACCCGCAGACTGGCGGACCGCTGTTGCCCGCGCTGTAGCAACAGCCAGCAAAGTGTTCGGCGAAGATCCTGACGAAGTCATGGAGGCGATCCGTTACATGGAGGCTCTGCTGCTGGCGAACGAACCGGCACAACATCAGAAGCCGTTCATGTTCGTTCGACTGCGAGATGGCGACGTAGAAGATTGGACGCAGGACGCGAACCTGGCCGAGCACTGGGAACAAGAGGGCTCGACAGTAGCCAAGCTGCATACCGCTGCTGAGGAAGTTACAGCATGAAGGCCTGCACGCTTGGCAAACGCCACAGCTGGACATTCGTGCGCAACGTCGTAACCAGCCACCTTAAAGGCCGTGTGGGCCGCATCACCAAGGTTGGGCTCTATCGCTGCAAATGCGGCGCTGCGAAGTACGGAAACCCAGGTCTGGCGGACCATGGCGGTGCCGAATGAACAGCACCCAAAGAACAGACGACCTGGTGATAACCGTTCGCTTAAGCGCCGGCACGTATACAGCCCGGGCTCGAGGCGAGAAGTTAACCGCCAGTAGCACCATCAGCGCCGATGCAGCTGCTCGGGCTTTGGCCAACAAGCTTGGCGCACAGATGGCACAGCCGGATCTGTTCGCAGCCAACCGCTGCAGCACCGAGCCACATATTCAATTCACCGCACAGCGCAGCTGCTGAGGGAGCCCCAATATGACCGACAAAGTTCAGTGGAAGACTCTTCCAACCAAAGCGAGCCAAGAAATGGAGCAGGCCGGCGCCGAGGCAGCACGCGAGTACCTGGAGCGCAACGGGCACAACAATCTGTGGGTGATTTACGAAGCGATGACGGCAGCTGCGCCACAGCCCCCAACAATGAACATCGATAACCTGGTGATCGTGCCGCGTGAGCTCACACTCGAGATGCGTGAGGCGTTTCACGAGGCAAACGAACGCTACGAGGACGGTGTGGGAGAGAGCCCAGACAGTCAATGGCGGGCAATGTTGCGAGCAGCTCCAAAGCCATCCGATCACCAACAAGCCACCAAGATGGGTATGCGTGATGAACGGGCCGAGTTCGAATCTGCTTATGCCAAAGAGTACAGCAGGGTGCGCGGGTGCATGTTCACCGCTGAAGATGTCGCATCGATGCGAGATGCCGCCGGCGGATATGGCGATCGTGCATATCTGAATGGTCAATGGTCAGGCTGGCAGGCCCGCGCCGCGTGGGAGAAAAAGCAATGATCAAAGTCCATCGTTACAGAGCCGTTCAACTGATTTCAGCGGGCGGCGTGCACATCGGCTACGACCCTCACGGCCCCGACGTTGTGATGGCAGCTGCGTACGACGAGTTGCTCGCCCATCAGTTGCAGAGAAGGCCTGTGACTCTTCCGGCCTACGAAGCCAAGCTGAGTAGCTCGCACGACTGGGATCAAGGTTTTTCCGATGGCTGGAAAGCCTGCCTGGAGGAGGTCACCAAGCTTGGTCCACTCTACATCTACGACGACTCTCTCGTGCTTGAGATCGATGAGCGTGCGGAGTTCGAGGCATATGCGATTGAAAAAGGATGGCTCGCTCACCAGCTCAAGCAACGAGTTGACGGGAACTACGAAGACTGGGGCGTGAATCCTGAGTGGCAGGCTTGGAAAGCCCGTGCCGCCCTGGGGCGAAAGCCATGACACATACCTGCTACCGCCGTGACCCGAACATCAACGCCGTCACAGACCTTGTGACCGACAAAGAGATGTTGGCCTGCTTCAATGGCACGAACTTCGGCCACACGGACTACAGAGGCCTACTGGCCCAAGGTTGCATCAAAGCGCTGGCCGGCTGGCACCAGGGCCACACCATCACCTGCATTCTTGAGGCCCTACGCCTGATCAGTTGGAACAGGCAAGCCGACAAGATCAAGGTCACCGCCAAAGGTCGCCACTACATATGGCTCGCCTTCAAATGCCGACCAAATACATGACGTAACTGCTCTAGAAAATCTGCTCACAACTTCTAATAACTACCCCGCCGGCGTTCTAGCACAATGCCGGCGGGAGCTTTTGCGAGACATAGTATGGGGAATGGGATCAGCGACGTTCTCAGTTTTGAGGACCTCCAACGCATCACCGGCTATCAGCGTCGATCGGACGTTGAGCGAACTCTGGTCCAGCAGGGCATTCGCATGTTCCGCGGTAAGTCTGGGCCCTGGACTACCATTGACCTTATCAACCGTGCCGGCGGCGTTGGCCCTGGCCAATCGGAGCGATACGACGCCGACATCCTATGAAGAAGGCCCGCAAGCGGAAGCACAATCCGCATATCCCAAGTCACATCGACCAAGCCGCGCTCCCCGCGGCTATTTACTTTGACCACCGGGGCTCCGGGGTCTGGTACACCTCCCACCGCGACGAACATGGCAAACAGTGCCGGCGCAACGTTGCGCCGGCGGACGCCACAATGGTCGAACTGCATCGCATCATGGACGAAGTCAGCAACGCTGACCGCGAAACCCTGCACTACCTGTGCGACCAGTTCCACCTGAGCCCACAGTTCAAAGATGATCTAACGCCCCGTACCAAGGCCGATTACGTCTACTGCCGCGAAGTCCTGGTGAACCAACCAACCAGGATGGGCAAACCTCTTGGCGATCTGGCGGTGCGGCGTTTCTCTCCCGCTCTGGTGCAGCGCCTGGTCGACAAGATCTCAGGCGAGGGCACCCCCTCAAAAGCTGCCCATGTGCTGCGATACCTGCGCCGCGTCATGATGTGGGGCCGCAATCGCGGCTACCTGGACAGCAATCCCGCCCAGGGCATTGAGGCGCCCAAAGAGCGCCGACAGCGTCGTCTGCCATCTATATCGGTAATGGAAGAAATGATCGATCGGGCCAAGGCGCTCGGCCGCCTGCATCGCAACGAGCCCAGCAGCTGCCCGGTGTACCTGAGTATCGCAATGGAACTGGCCTACCTGTGCCGGCTGCGCGGCATCGAGGTCGTCACGCTGACCGACGCAAACGAGCTCGAGGAAGGGGTTCAGACCAACCGCCGGAAAGGCAGCCGGGACAACATAGTGCGCTGGACCCCGCGTCTGCGTGCCGTATGGGACGAGGCCAAGGCCTACCGGCTAAAGATCTGGACTGCTCGCAAGTTCCCCACGCCCCTGCGCCCGGAGCGGCGGCCGCTGATCGTTGGCAGCCAAGGCACGGCCCTGAGCAAGTCAGGGCTGGACACCGCATGGCAGCGGTTCATGACGAAGGCCGTCGCGGCCGGTGTAATCCTCGAGGAGGAGCGGTATGGCCTACATGACCTCAAGCGCCGCGGCATCACCGATACACCAGGTACTCGAGCAGACAAGCAGGAGGCCAGCGGCCACCGTGACGAGGCCATGCTCGACATCTACGACCTCAGCCTTCCCCTGGTAGACCCTTCCGATACAAAGCCTCCCCGCCCTCTTGCGTAACAAGCCCTTGCAACCCCCTGAAAACACTGGGTTTTCGGGCGTTGGCACGTAACAAGAAAATGGCGCAAGTCATTGATTTCATTGTTGTGTGCAGGTGACTTGTAATCAGTAGGTCCCGGGTTCGATTCCTGGTGCCGGCACCATATCCAGCTCCATCGCGTTCCACCGAATGCCTTGGAAGCCCCTAAAACCCGCCCTTTGGCGGGTTTTTTCGTTCCAGGACCCTCCGTCGGGATCCAACTAAATACCCCATCCCCGGGGGTATTTTTAGGGTACAGCGTCTTGCCTGCATGGAGAACGTACCCTTATGCCACGCCTAGCCGTTCCTCTCAGCGACCTCAAATGCCGTACTGCGAAACCTCGCGAACGTGCCTACAAGCTGTTCGACGGTGGCGGCATGTACCTCTTCGTGAAACCCAACGGCGTGAAAACGTGGCGATTGCGCTACTTCAAGCCCAGCGGCAAAGAAGGCACGCTGATCATCGGCAACTATCCCATCATCTCGCTGGCCGTCGCGAGGACCAAGCGCGATGAAGCCAAGGCGCTGTTGCTCGACAACCTCGACCCGATGGAAGAGAAGAAGAAAGCGAAGCTTGCTGCCCAAAGAACCTCCCTGCTTTTCCAAACAGTCGCCCTGGAGTGGCACTCCGAAATGTCGCGGCGCTGGGCTGAAGGACACGCCAAGACCGTCATGAGTCGGTTGCGCACCCACGTCTTCCCTCTGATCGGCCAACGCCCCATCGCTGAGCTTGATACCCATGATCTGCTTGAGGTCACTCTGCGTATCAAAGAGCGCGGCACAATGGACGTTGCCTTGCGCGTGCAGAATTATCTCTCCACGATCATGCGGGGCGCGAAGCGGGCGCGGCAGATCAGCCAGAATCCGGCGCTCGATCTGGCAGGCTCGATTCATGCCCCGCGTACCGTGCACCGCCCTGCCCTCTCACTCAACCGCCTCCCCGAACTACTCAGCCGGATCGATAACTACAACGGCCGTGAGCTAACCAAGCTGGCTGTATTGCTGACGCTGCACGTGTTCGTGCGCTCCAGCGAACTGCGCTTTGCGCGCTGGGATGAGTTCGACCTGCAAAGGGCGATGTGGGAAATCCCGGACACCCGTAAGCCAATCGACGGCGTGCGCAATTCCACCCGTGGCACCAAGATGAGCGGAGACACACAGATGGTGCCGCTATCACCCCAAGTCATCGCGATCCTTGAACGGCTACGCGGCTTGAGTCGCTTCTCCGAACTGGTGCTGCCCGGTGACCACAAGTACTGGAAGCCAATGTCGGAGAACACGGTTAACCAGGTGCTGCGCAACGTTGGCTACGACACATCCAAGGAGGTATGCGGGCATGGATTCAGGACCATGGCCTGTAGCGCCTTGCTGGAGTCAGGGCTGTGGACAGACGCGGCTATTGAGCGGCAGATGAGCCACAAGGAACGCAATCGCGTGCGCGCCGCCTATATCCACAAGGCCGAATTTTTGGAGCAGCGCAGACTGATCATGGCGTGGTGGAGCAATTACATCGATGCCAACAGATCGGGGCATGTGACTCCACATGAGTTCGCCCATCCAGCTGGCGACAACATCACCCCCTTGCCGAGTGGGCGTGGCGCATTCAATCGTCGGTAA